TTGCGGTCACTAAGTTTAAGGGAACCGAAGACGACGCCCTACGAGTGCTTGTCACCGACAACCGCACCTCGGACATAGCCTCGTATGACAACGCACTCCTGCTCGACCTGCTCCGCTCCTTGCCCGACCTCGAAGGAACGGGCTACGACAAGCCATTTTTGGACGAACTGGACGGGGTTTTCACTGACCCGTCGGGCGGTGGCGTTTCCAATCCGCTCGTCGAAGAAGGCGAAGAGAAGGAACTACCGAACCCGATTATCAAGTTCGGCACCCGTTTCGTAGGCGAACTCGACCCCACCCTGCACGACATCTGGCTTGCATCAATCAAGGACGCAGTTGGCGACAAGAAGGGGAAAATCACCAAAGAGGTTCGTGACCGCCTCGACATTCCCACGGAAGTCAAGCCCAAGGAAAGCAAGACCAAAATAGGAAAATCAGAAACGCCCAAAATATCCATGGTGGAAACCACGCTTGTTCCTTTGTCGGAACTTCGTCGCTACCCTTCCAATCCCCGTGAAGGCGACATTGGCGCAATCAGCGAAAGTTTGCGTATCCTCGGTCAATATCGACCCATTGTGGTCAACAAGCGCAACAACCAAATTCTCAAGGGGAACCATACAGTTGCCGCCGCATCCGCACTGGGGTGGAGTGAAATCGCCGTCGTATGGGTGGACGTTGACGACGAGCAAGCCACCCGTATCGTTCTGGCGGACAACCGCATCGCAGACAAAGCGACGTATGACAACGAACTACTGGTGAAAACCGTAGCGTCACTGAACTCGCTTGACGGCTCTGGGTTTGATGAGGACGACTTAGGCGAAATCGCCAAAGGCAAAGACAGTCAGCACAACGGCGTAAAGGTAAAGTTCCAAATCGGAGACGTAAAGTTCACGATTAGCGAGGGACTTTTCACTACGTGGGTAGAGGAAACCGAAGTTCCCGACGAAGCCATGGCTCGCCTCGGACTTCCAATGTCAGCACTGCTCCGTGAGGGAAACTAAAGCAAAACCCTGTTGTAGCATTGAGGCAGACCGAAAGGAACCGCAATGTCGTCAGGCTTCTCATCACACGAACTACTGAAATCTTTGTCTAACTACCCAGTAGCAAAGGGTGACGTTGAAGGACACCCATTTCACGGCAACCAATACACGAACGGTATCTACGGCGAGGCACACACGATGGCAACAGACGGTCGCCGTGATTATGTAAAGCCCCAAGCCATGCGGCAACTTGCTGACCGCTTTAGGGAATTGGCAGACCGCTATGAAGCGGAAAAGCCTCAGGCGGCACAGGCTCATGCTGCGGTAGCCACGCACCTTGACCGCATTGCAAATGGACAAAATTATCCATCGGCTTCGCAGTGGTCACGACTCCATGCCCTTACCGAGGTCGCAGGGGGTTCTACCGAGCAGGTGGCAAAGGGTGACTTACCCGGTCACGAGTTTCACGGGAATCAATACGTTTCGGGTGGCAACCAAGCGTATGAAGCACGTCGTCTTGCCGATGCCGTAAAGGACGGTTCAGCCGACCACTTTACGGCCGAGGGGCAACACCGTGCGATTGCCCGTGCCTGCGAGGAACAAGCGAAAATGGCTGGCGACGCTGGACTAAAGCGTATTGCTAACGCATACACCAAGGCCGCCAATTTGCACCGTGCCGCCTCAGCAGCCCACACCAATAGTTTGATTGTTATGAATAGCAAGGCAGACCCAGTAAAGGCAAGTGAAGTTGCTGCTAAGGCTTCGGAACACGCCGACGAACTGAACTACGCATAAAAAGTTATCCGTAACCCAAAGCGATTAGTAACTATTGACAATGTTCTAATCCCGTCTAGCGTTAGGCGTGTCACTCAAAGACCCAAATAAGCGCCGTGAATATGACCGTCAGCGCAAGCGTCTACTGCGTGAGGCGTACCGTGAAGCGTACAACGAATCCCAGCGTGACTACTACGCCGATAACAGTGACCGCATAAAGGAACAAGTCACCGCCCGTCGCAAGTCTCACCGTATTAAAGTGCGCAAGTACTTGGCTGAGGTTAAATCCAAACCGTGCGCCGACTGTGGCATTGCGTACCCGCCCCACTGTATGGACTTTGACCACCTAACTGACAAAAGGTTCAACGTTAGCGAGGCCGCCAGCGGAAACTACAGTTTGGAAACCATTAAAACCGAAATAGTGAAATGTGAAGTGGTCTGTTCCAACTGCCACCGTATTCGCACCCACAATCGCCAAAAAACAAAATACCAATAAATCTTTAATGTAAGGTGCTAAACCCTGATACTATAAGAATTATGTCAACCATTGTAACTGTATTGGCTGTAATTGGTTTTCCAATGATTATTTTTTTCTTAATTGACCTCAGTGAGCAACGTCACGAGCGTCGTATGTACGAACGGTATCTACACGACGAGTATCACCGCAAAAACAAGAACAAGAAACACAAGCACCACGACTAATGGAAAACCCCTCATACCCCGACGAAGCACTTATTGCCTCTATTCAGCACCAAGGCGAAAAATTGGGCTACCTTGTGGCGCAAATCGAAGAGATGTTTAAGAAGCGTGCCCGTTATGACCGACACCAAGCCACCGTGCATCATACTGTCGCAACCACCAACGACCTAACCCACTATCTCGATGGCGAAATCACCATAGAGCAACTAGCCGAAAATAGCGCAGTATCGCTACAGTTTACGTCCGACGTTATGGACTCAATTAAAGACGCACATCAGCACAACTTGAATACGCTTAATCAAATGGTGCTGGACGCAATTACTCGGGGCAAGGCGCAGGCAACCGACCTTGACCGAACATTGGAACAAATTTTGAACGAAAGCGAAAACACCAATGAATAAAACCAACGACCACTTTGACCAACTGCGTCGCCCCACAAAAAACACCCCCAAAGATTGAACCTTTATGTCACGAATTCACGGATACGGCGTGTGCGCACGATGTCGCCAGCCTTTACAATTGTTTGTAGGCGAAACAAATTACGTCCACTTGACTCCTGACATCACCCACGAGCCAGTTCTAAAGTCGTGGGAAAATGATTGGATGGACCAGTGAAATACCTACCAACGCTTCTTATTGGCGTAACTGGCGTTGCTCAGAGCGGAAAGACAACATTGGGCAAACTTATTGTCGAACGCAACGGTTTTCAGCACCATAACTTTGCCGACACTATGCGTGATTTTTTGTGCGCCGTAAATCCAATCATTGAAGAGCAGGTTATTCAGATTGACCACGAGACAGAAAAAGTTGAAGTGTCGGTCATTCGTGTAAAAGATATTGTTGGCGAAATTGGCTGGGAAGGGGCAAAGGTGGAATATCCAGAGGTTCGCCAATTGATGCAACGTTTGGGAACCGAGGCTGGACGCAATTTATTTGGTGAAAACTTTTGGGTAGACCAGTTATTCTTAAGACACTCCCCAAACAACCTTGTTATTACGGACGTTCGTTTCCCCAACGAGGCGCAAGCCATTAAAAACCGTGGTGGAATAATTGTGCGTATCAAACGTGACGGCTACGAACCAGTCAACGGGCACATCTCCGAGACTGCGTACACCGACCAAGACTTTATCCTGTACAACAATGGAACGCCCGACGAGTTGTACAAGCATTTCACCACAAAACTGTATAAATTCTTGACGTTAAGAGCCTTTCGCAATAAAGTAGAACCGTAACCGTATCACCAACCCGTAAAGGAAACCATGTCAACACTAATTATCCTGTTCGTAGCCATTGTCGTTATCGGTTCGTTCATTGACGCCTGCCTTCAGCACAAGAGCAAATGGGACGCAGTTCAGAAGTCGAAAGCCACATGGCTCGTTCTCATTTTTTTCTTTGGCATTTTCGCCGTCATTCCCTACCTTGTGTCGGTTCGCCCGAAGTTGACCAAGTAATGGTGAAAACCGTTCTCATCGCACTCATCTGTGGGAACCTCGGCTACATCGCTGGTCGTTGGAGCAAGAGGGACTAATGCTTCTAAAGGGCGATTGTCTAAAATTATTGAAAACGTTGCCCGACAACTCCATTGACTCCATAGTCACCGACCCGCCATACGGATTGGAATTTATGGGCCGTGATTGGGATGCTCCGTGGAAGCAAAGTGAAGTGGTGAAAGTCACCGACAAAGCAACCAACGGGATATTTCACGACAAGGGGTTCAAAAGTGGCATACGTTATTCCCGTGGCACGCAAGAAATGGTGGCGTTCCAATTGTGGTTTACTGAAATCGCCGAGGAATGTTTCCGTGTTCTAAAGCCGGGTGGACATTTCTTGTCGTTTGGCGGGACTAGGACGTACCATCGCATGGCAGTAGCGATTGAGGATGCCGGTTTTGAGATTAGGGACAGTATCCACTGGACATACGGTTCAGGTTTTCCAAAATCGCATAGTGTCAGCAAAGCGATTGACAAAGCAGCAGTAGCCGAGCGTGAAGTAGTTGGTGTAAACCCAAACGTTGTTAGAGATAGCAAAATTGCAGGTGGTTCCGATTTTGGTGGGTTTACAAAAGCCAACTCTAGTATCACCGCCCCAGCAACTCCCGAAGCCCAGCAGTGGGATGGGTGGGGAACAGCACTCAAACCCTCACACGAACCAATTGTG